CGCATGCAATTTTACCCGCCTCCTTCTGGATGCTGTCCTTGTGCCGGTTCTTCATACGTTCGAACCATTTGGACTGCTTTTTGTGCTCATAGTACTGTCTTCTGGCATATGGTGTGGACTGCACGATCAGACCGGAACCGGTAACCGTGCCAAGCGTTGCCGCTTCCCTCAGTACACCGCTCCGGAACGGTGTTTCCGGTTCCATACGGTCTATACATGTCTGATCCACGTAGGTCTGTGCCCTGGCAAGATTTCCGTTAAGCCTTGCTGCAAGCCCGGCATCCCATTCTAGGCTTGCTGTGAATCCGCCGCTGCCATGTCCGCTGTAACGGACGTCCTGCGGCTGCCGGATCTGGAACGTTTTCCTGGTCTCTGCCATCATGCACCCCCTGTCACCTTGATGTGCGGATTTCCTCCGTACCGGTTATAATTTGCCGCCGACACCTTGAAGTGTTCTGTGCCGGCCAGGTCTTTCGCCGTCTTCATCTGCACGCTGCACTGCCCTTTTACCAGGTAATCATCCTTTTTCACCAGGACTGTTATATCTGGGATGCGGACCGTGAAAGTGTCCGCGGTCTTCCTGCCTTCCGTGGTGACACTGGACTGTTCTGCCTCATACCACCAAATAGCCGGGATGTATGTACACCCCCATTCATCCAGACGGGTAACTGGATTATAACGGCGGTGGTAGAGGGTTGCGTCAGTGTTGGTCAGCATTTCAGGCTCCTGCTGAGCAGACCGGTATGGAGCAGGTAACGCCTGCAGATCTGGTACATCTTCTGTCCAAGCAGAGCTGTCCAATCTGTTCCGTCCGACACTTCCGTCACGTAGGTGACAGAATACCCGTCTGTCGTTTCGGACTTCTTAACCTGCCCGTCATCCTTATAGCACACATCAAAGACCGCTTCTGTCATTTCACAGGTACAGTCCTTTAATCCAGGCACGGTTTCCGGATCGGTGATCCGGTTCAGTGTGTACTGGTCAATATAGCTTTCTGCAATGCGTCTGCATTTTTTGAAATCTGCTTCTTTTTCGATACCGCCTTCGTATTCATCCCGGTAGTACCCAAACTCTGCGTAGTGTGCCATGCTTCACCGCCTCCCTGTTCTTTTCATACTGCAGGTGCAAGGACTGCAAACGGACAACGTTTTGCCTTGTCTTTCTGCTGGGAATTGATCGGGTTCGGGATCTCCCAGCCCAGACGCATAACTGCACGCAGTGCCACCATGTCGTTCTGCATCAGGTTATAAGCGATCGTGCCGTCTGTATTCTGGACAACACCCTCGGTGAAGAGTTTGAATGTAATGTCCTGACGCATCGCATAAACCAGCTGCGAGAAATCGCCTGTGATGATCTGTGCTTTCGTTTTATCAAAAGTTCCGTTGTTCGGGAAATACATACCGGAACCGTCCAGCGTGTAATTTGTGCCGGACTGCATATCGGTTTTGAAAATTGGCTGTCCGGTCGTATCTTTCAGACCTCTGAGTTTCGCCCTTACGGAAATATCTGCAACGTGTCCGTTCACAAAATAGCCGGACTGTTCTACCTTTGCAATGACACCATCCTCACCCATGATATCCGCATACAGGTCAGCCGTTGTTTTTACAACGCTTCCGGCTTTCGTTGCGGTTGCTACCAGGTCATCCCTCCAGGATGCCGGTTTTTCAACTCCAAAAAGTACTGCACCGTCAATCACCTTTCCAAAAGCTTCCTGTACCCTCGGTCTTACCTCGCCCCAGATATCGTAGTCTGCGTCTTCCAGAACTGCTTCCGGGATCGGTACAATGACTGCAATTTCTTCCGCAGTGATGTATTTCTTATCCCATGACATCTTTGTGGTCTGTTTCTGTCCGTTGTCCCCATTCACAAAATATGCCATCGGGAGCATGTCCAGTACCGGCATGCGGTACTTGTTGGAACTCATGTTCGGCAGTCTTCTGCCCATTCTCAGTACTGCTGATTCTGATACAACGCCCTGGATGATCTCCCTTGCATACTGCTCCGGGATCAGGGATTCTGCACCGCTGCGGTCGATCAGGGATGCATCTAAATCAAACAGTCTTAAATTCATTCTTTTTCTCATCTTCTTGCCGCCTTTCTGATTAAGGAATTAACAAAATCATTGGTATTGTTTCCGGCTGTGCCTCCGGATCCTGCCGCCCCATTCTGTTTTGTCTGTGTGTTCACACGATAACCGCCACCTGCATAATGCGGGTTATCTTTCAGAAACGCTTTTAAAGCTGTTTTGAAATCGGTCTTGTCATCCACTTTCTTCGATACCTCAAACAACACAAAATCTGTGTACTTTGCATCTACACCGTTTTCTTTCAGGATGTCTTTCTGTTTGTACGATTCCAGTTCTTTTTTTGCGTCATCGCGTTCTTTTTCGATGGCAGCCACATCCGGCTTACTCGCCTGTCTCTTTGCTTTGAAATCACTGATTGCTGTCGTGATTTCTTCCTCCGTCATGCCCTGGCGTCTGAAATAATTGGCAAGTGCCGCACGTTCCGCTTTGCCTGCCCTTGCGTTTGCAATCTCTTCCGCCTGTTCATAACTATATGTTGCCCCGGCGTTTCCCGTATGGCCGCCGTCTCCATTCCCGGCACCGTCACCCTGTCCAGCAGAGCCGGCTCCTCCTGCATTGCCGTCCTCAAAGAGCCTTAAATTCATTTTTTTATACATTGTGTTTTCCTCCTTCGAGATTTTCCCAAGCTTTTAACGCCTTCATGTTTTGGGCATAAGAAAAGCACCTCACAGGGTGCCCGTTACTGAAACTGTATGCAGTTGTATTCCCGGTTGATCTCCGTGATTCCAAGAAACCACGAATCCATCAACAGCTTTCCCTGTTCTGACAGGCGATCCCACCGGATGTCTGCATCTCCACTGCTTAATTCCGCCCGTATCTTGTCCTGCGTCAGATCATGCAGTGAATTGACCAGGTTGCAGGTCAGTGCGGATACCGCCGCACATGCACGGTCAGCACCGCTCTCGGAATGTGTCCCGGCATGACCGGTCATCCGGATACTGTGCTCCGTCATTTTAATGGTTATCATGCTTTTCTCACCCCCTTCAACTCTGCGTGTCCGTCTTTGTCCCGGTATAAGAATTTGATTGTCTTGTAATTGATCCGGCCCGCCAGCCAGTTCGGTGCAAGCCTGTCTGCGTCTTTTGTGACGGTGTAGTGTTCAGTCATCGTGTGTAACCTTAAGTCCGAACTCTGGAAGAAAGTTAATCTCGTAATGATACTTATCTACCTCAGCCCCTGAGATATCTTCAACAACATACATGGTGTAATTATTAAGATATACATAATCTTTCTGATATTTCCCTGCTGCTGTTTCAATAATTACTTCCAGTTCGTTGTCTGAATTATTTTTCAGTGCAAACGTTCCGGTCAGTTCAAGCAAAATAGTATCTGTTCGTGCATTCAGAACGGTAAGTTTTCGCGTTACATTGAAGTTATCAGCTTCCTTGGAGATATTTGTACTTACCTGATCCGCTTCTGTGCATCCAGTCATTGCAAAACAACTCACTGCTGTCAGTGCCAGCAATGCTGCTATTTTTCTTTTCATCACTTATTCCTCCGTATAGCATGTATTTGTCATTTTCTTGTACACATCTTCATAAAGTTCCTGCTTATCACCGTTGTATGTATACTCTGCATAGATACCATCACCGCTCACCGTAGTAGATACAAGACATTTGTAATTCTGTAAAGTTTTGCAACCCCATACTACGAATACGTTAGATAAGTCAATTGGCGGCGTTACCGGTGTATCGGCAAAACCATTCTTGTTGTACCAATTAACCAGTTTCTTTTTACAAACGCTTTCAAAATGTGCCATTCCTGTGATAATCATCTTTTTATCCTCGCTTTCTTAATACAGTGTTGATTTATTTAATTCTTCCACCAGTTCCCTCTCGCGTTCTGAAAGTTCATAACAGATGGTATCCTCTGCCTGCTTTTCTGCTGCCTGCTTTTCTGCGTTCTGCTTCCTGGCTGCCGCCTGGTCTGACAGCAGAAGCCCTGCCCCGTAAATCGTTTTTTTCATGGCCCTTTGGGCGTCCAGGCTTCGCACATGCTGGCATTCTTCACGCCTTACCCTGAAATGCACGCCGTAGCGTGCCATTTTCTGCATCATGGCAGCGGTAACGATATGATCCGGATAATCATACTTTGACAATTTCCGTGTCTTTTCCTGCCTCAGCTTTTCTGTTGTATCATTCACCAGCTTTGTCAGCTCCGGTGATGTCTCTGCTACCGTTTCCGGTTCGAAACTGGTAATAAACGATGTCTTCACAGTTGCACCGTTTTCGTATTCGATCGTGCAGTCGCACACAATATGGTTCATTCTGTTCCAAGTGGTCTTACCAGATAATGCTGTGAGTGACGGGGCAAACAAAAAGAACGGGATGCCCCGTTCCAGATAAAATTCACATATATTTTTCAGGATGGAAAAAGGCGGGTTGTCCACCACCACACATCCCGGCGGGTACTCGTCTTTTTCGTAATCGCCGCCCGGCCAGAATGGGCGAATCACGTTCCCAGGATCGATATTGTAACGTTTGCACACCCAGTCCTTTATGACTTCGTATATCTCCGATGGTGTATAGCAGTCGTCTGTCGTTTTCTTCGGTTTGAATTTTTCGACAAATTCTTCATAGGTTTTACTTTTTATATTTCTCACCTCCCTGCAAAATGGGTACAAAAATAGCACGCATCTCTGCGTGCTGTATACCTGTATCTTTACTTTTTAATCATCATAGCTTTTCAGCTTCCACAATTCCACTTTTGAACGGATAAATGCGATATCTTTCTCCAGAAGTTCTCTTTCTTCCGGCGTGATGTCGTTGTATTTTCCCATCTCATAGCGTGGGATATGATACGACAACTGCTCCAGTACTCTCTCCTCCAGAATGTCGTGCTCTACTTCATAAGCTCCAATAGAAATGATCCAGAGTGCTTCTGATGTACCGACAAGCAGATCGTTATCTTCGTCCGTCATTCTATCCGTAACTTGTCTTGCTGTCCAACCATGATTTTTGATGTAACGCATAGCATCTTCAACGCCTTCTTTATATTCCTGATATGTAAGATCATCTTCTGCTCTCATGTTACCTACCTCGTTCTTCCTGCCCATGGCTTGTTTTTATTTTTTTCTGCCTGCTTCTTCGCATTCGATACTGCATTTACCTTGACATTTGGAAAGTTCTCTTTAAACTGCTGCATAACTCCTCGACAGCTTTCGCACATACAGCGTTCTGACAACAAGTTAAGTGTATGTTCTTTTCCATCTCCTGCAACTGATGCTGCATATTCAAACAGTTTCGCTTCACTATCACCAAATCTGTCATGATTTCCCACAACCGTTGTTTTAAATTTAGGCGATTTTGTTTGTAAAACAAGAGTTGTTTTGTCTCCTTTAAAATTGGTATATGCTGAATCTCCTTCTTCATCCAACTGACTATTTCCAAACTTTGTAACGCCGTCAAATTCCATAACTGCAATATTACCTTTTCTTTTTGCAGTTCCAGTGAAAAGCTCTGTCTTCGTCTGAAATGCTTTCTGATCCAGTTCGTAAATCTTGGATGGGGACATTTCACCGGAATCAACATCGTACAGTCTTACAACCGAATATCTATGCTGTAGTTCGTCCCACTTCTCAGGATCATTATACTTCATCTGCCTGAAATCCGCAAGACTTCCGGCATCTTCTTTCAGCACTTCCTTGTACCGTTTGTACTGGTTCGAATCAATCTTTGCGTTTCGTATCATCTCCGGTGTATAGCGTGCGTTCTGCTGTTTCGTGTTGGTCGCTACCTTGCCCAGTCCATCCTGATAGATTCGTTCACGCTGTTCCACAAGTCCCATTTTCTTGCTAAACTGCTTATACTCGTTCAGCTGTCCCTGGTACTTTGCTTTTTCCAGCATGATGTCATCCTTGTCAGCTCCTGCCTCTTCTAACAGCCGAATCTTCTGACGCTGGGCACGCATGGCGGTCTCCATCTTCCTCTGCTGCTGGGTCTGCTCGTAGGCATTGAGCTGCTTACCGTTCCATTCTTTTGTCTGGGCTTCCCTTTTGTTCTGCTCTTCCAGCCAGTCATCCGGATAGAGACGTTCGGAAACGCCAGGAATGAACGGGTGGAACGTATGCCGGCAGTTGGCACCACACAATCCTGTGACGGTTCCGTATCCGCAGACCGTCCCTAATTCCTTCTTGCTGAACACCCTGCCCTGCCATGTCTGGTGATCTGGTCTTGCACATGGGTGCCAGGACACTTCAAAATACTCTGTATCGAGTTTTTCTGCGTTGTGCTCACTGACCTGTGCCGTGATCTGGTTCACGCCCGTAAGGACGGCTCTGCGTGCTGCCACGTCTGCCCGGTTCGTATGCCCGGAAGCATAATCCACCACCCTCAGCCCGCTGTTCGTCATCTGGGTGACGACTTTCCGGATCGCCGAGTTGTAGTCTGTGCCGCCCGTCACAACGTCCTGGATGGCCGTGTCCACGTATTTCTGGTAGTACTCGGCAAATGGTGTGAATACCCGCTTCCCTGCCATCAGGACTGAAAATCCGTAGCTCTGTGCCATATTAACGAGCGTGTCTTTCGTCTGCTTCTTGGTCGCCTCTGTGAGCTGTTGCAGCCATTTGTTATCCTCCGGCGTCAGGAAATCATCATTGACCTGTTCATAGATCTCCCGGTTGCGGACGTATTCCCATTCCGCTACCTTGTCATACATCTCAAACATTTCTGCCCAGGTTGCCCCCAGTGCTTCCTTGATGATCCGCTCCACCTCTTCGCGGGACTTGCCCATCTCGATCAGACGGTTAATCTGGTAATCTGCCGTTGATGTGATCTCTCCGGTCTTTCTAATCCGGCGGATAACATCTTCCATGATACGCCTCTCGGCTTCCCTCCAGATCTTCTCAGCCTGCAGCCCCATCCGCTGCACATCCGGTGCGGTTCTCTCCTCTGCCATGACATCACTCCATCACGTTGTTCTGCACTGGCAGGTTCTTTCTGGCCTGTTCCAGTGTTTCACCGAACCATTTTGCCCGGTACTCATCTACCCCCATGGCTCCCATGGAGACATCCTGCCGGTCTCTCTGGCGTTCTGCCTCCTTATCCTCGATGATGGAATCATCGAAGTTGATTGTGACTTCTACGTCTTCTCTCAGTGGTTCACCGAGGGCAATGCCAAGACGGATGATGATGCGAATCAGTTCTTCCAGGGCACTCTGAAGCACGATTTCATGCTTGCACAAGCTCCGGTACATATCGCTGTTTTCCGAGATCACCTGCGTTGCCGTTGCAACCGTCCCCTTTTCGAACTTATAGCGTTCTGTCCCGAATCCGCATTTCATGGACAGGTAATTCAGGTCATCGTTTAAAGCCTTGCTGTGCTGCTCTGTACGCAGCTCCATGTTGACTTCATAGATTGGATTTGTGTCTTTCAAGGTTTCTTCCGGCAGACTGTAGAATACCGTGTCATTCTCGTCAAAGACCTTATTGCCGTTCTCATCCGTCAGCATCTCCGGAGCCACAAAAATCCGCTTGCGTCCAAGTCCGAACTCGTTGGCGTAAGAATCATATTCTGTGTCGATCTTCCGCAGTATGTCGATGCTGTTCGCAAAAAGGCTTATACCCATCGGGTTCTCCTCGTCTTCCATATCGGCATTATTGACCATGTTCAGCCTGTCGATCACAAATTGTGGTTCTGCCGATCCGGTCTCGATCTCTTCCGGAAGCCCGGCAAAGATTGGAACCTCCTGCCACTCTTCTTCGGTAAGCTCCTGCCCGCAGGTCGAACCTGCCGTCACCAGCAGTACGGTATTTTCAATGCGGTAATTTCCATCCCCTCCGACCTTGTGATGCTGCAAGTGCAGATATCTCTTTGTGCAATAGGTTTTCGGAAATGCAAATATTACTTCCTGAATCTTTCCGTTTTCCCAACTGACCGGGAAGATATTTTTTGCAGTCACATAATTGATCTTGATTCTTCCGCCGGTCACTTCGCCCAGCAGACCGCTCTGCAAGTCCTCGATACACGGAACATAGGCAACGGTTCCAGAGCACGCCTTTCGTTCCTGGTATTCATTTCCAAGTGTGTCAAAATGGTTGTCCTGCAAGATCTGACGAACAAACGCATCCGTTCTCTGGTCATCCAGTACGATCGTCACACGTTCGTTCAGCAGCAGATCTGCCATATCCTCACAGACTTTCTTCGCCATGCCGAGGCTGTGACGCTTGCATCTGCTATAGCATCCCCTGCCGGTATACACACGGTAGAAAGTGAACCGTTTCACATTTCCGTTATACCAGCTCTCCCACTCCGCTATTTTTCCGTAAAAAGAAGAAGGGAGCGTATTGATTCCCTTCTTTCGAAAATATTGAAAAATATTCAATTTCTGTCCTCCCTTTCTTCCTTTGGCAGGAACCGCTTCACCCTGTTCCAGAGCCCCATGACCAGATACCTCAGGGCATCGAGGCAATGGTCGTGCTCTTTTACCGGTACTTCTCTGCCCTTATCTAATAGTTTCCTGTCGTATTCGTATAAGCCAAATTCTTCGATCAGGTGCTTCTGATCCGGCGATATCCGAAGAATCCCATAGGTCAGCAGTTTCTGAACCCTGGCAATCCCAAGTGCGACCTCGTTCTGTGCATCCTTGAAATGTATGGTCAGGCCTCTCTGTCGGCAGGTTCTCTTGATTTCTTCCTGCAGTCCCCGTGCCGATGGGTCTAAGTACAGGTAGAAGATGTTGCAACCATATGCCTCTTGCAGGGATTCCACGAAGTCTGCAAAATCAGCCGCATACTTTGATGGTGATTTCTGCTTTCCGGTTTCCCTGCCCGAATGGTAATACTCCTGTAAGCCATCCAGACGACACTGATATTCGTTGATACCGCAGGCCTGATAGGTCGTTGCGTTCTGCTGTCCGTAGTCTGCCCCGATGCCGATCAGGTTATATTTCTGTCCTTCTTCCGGCCTGCCTTTGTGCCGTCCGGAAAACATATAATAAATCAGTTCATCAACGCCGATACACTCTCCCAGCCATACCCAGCTGTATTGTTTTTTATCCAGACGCATCATAGTCTCGGCAGTCTCGATCAGGTCACGCCCCAGCCATTCTTCCGGTACATCCCTGTAATCTGTGTGGATGTGGATGCAGTCCGGGCGTTCTTCCATCTTCTTCAGCCATTCCATGATCGGGGCATTCGGGTTCTTGGGTGGATTGAACAGGTAGATCATCTGAAACCCGGAACTGTTGCCGCGGATGAACGTTGCTTCAATGTTCTGCAGTTCATCTTCTCCTTCACCGTCCTCAAAAAACTCTGTCAGCTCTTCCAGGATGACCAGTTTGATCGGCTTGTCCTCATCAATGATACCTTTGGTATCGTCAATGCCATCTGATCCGGAAAAGTATATGGTCGAACCGTTCTTCCGGTAGCTAATCTCCATCGGTGACTTTGTGATCCGGAAGCGGTTCTTCGGTATTTGCAGTCTGCCAATTCCACGAAGCATTTCTTTATACACTGTTTTTCGCAGTTTGTTGTGATGCTTTCGCAGCACCACCACAGATCCGTGGCTGTCCGCTATGATCTGATAGTTGGCACGGATTGCCACAAAACTGGACTTTGTGCCGGCCCGCCCCGATGTCAGGATAATGTGCCTGTACTTCCTGCTATTGAACGCCGGCAGATATTTCGGGATCACAATATCAGATATCCGTACCTGTTTCTTTTGGTGCATCATTGATAATCTCCACCCCATCTTCCTGATCTTCGTTTCCGTTTTCCCTGCTGATCTTGTCTGCCTGTGCCTTTAACTGCTGGATGCGTGCCTTTTGTTCCTCACTGGCTGCCTCCCAGTTTTTATGCAGCATCTCATCATACTGCTTGATCATGTTCCTCAGCTCGCCCTGTGCCCTCGCCTGGGCTTTCAGGAACTCATTCTGCTTGTCCCATGCCTGTTGTACTTCCCATTTCTCTCCGAAAACGTTTCCTTCTTTGTTTTCTATTTTTTCGATCGTCTTGTCCTGCTGATCCTTCACGTAGGCAATACGCTGTGCACGTATAATGGCAGCGTATGCGATCTGAATCTGATGCCATAGAAGATCCAGCGGGTCAGCCTGTTCAATCGCCGAGAAGATTTCCTGTGTTTCCTCCGGCAGGTATTTCCGGAAGAATCCATACTTCTCAGCATTCTTATTCCCAGGCGGGCCCGTCGCATTTCTGTTCCCCGGCTGACCGCCTTTTTTTCTCTTTTTCGAACGTTCGCTTTTTATATCCGAACGCTCGTTTTCCCATTTGTGCGTGCATTTCCATCTTCGGACTGTCCCTTCCGGGATATTTAGTTGACTTGCAATCTCAACTAATTTCTGTCCCTGCAAATACATCTGTTTTGCTTGTTCTATTCGTTTATCCGGTGCTCTTGCCAAGCCTCACCACCTCTTATTCGTCGTTTTGTAAGTACACAAAAAGACACCCAGCATTGCCAGATGTCTTCTTGCGGAAAAGTATTATTCTTTTGAGAAAGGATTCTTATATGTCCCCATCAGGGAAATCGGAACAGAAGGACTCGAACCTTCGCCCTTGTCTACTCATGAGACTGCTCTCGCCACCATCTCCTTTGAGACTGCTCTCGCCACCATCTCCTTTGAGACTGCTCTCGCCGCTGAGCTATGTTCCGATGCTGCCGGGCTGTTGAGACCCGGCAGCTGTTAAAATATACAATACAGAGGTAAATGTAACAACCATGTCAGCATCAGTTTTTCAACCAACCGATGATACCATTAAATCACGAAAGTACCCCCTCTTAGTTATCCACTTTTAAAAAATTTTATCTTTTTTGTGCCAGAAGGAAAAAAAAGTACCTTCTTGCCTCATAAAATTTCTTTCTCCCCATAGGCACATCCATGTATTCATACGGCACACCAGACGTCACATTTTTCAGGATCCAAGGGTGTATTTCTGCATCCGCTTCTATTGCCGTCTGCTCGATCAGCTCCGTGTCACGCTTAAGCTGTGCGATCCGCAACGCCTTTTTCTCCGTTGGGTTGCTGCTCGACGTTCCTCTCGGCATCCCGTCCTGACTAAAACCGTCTATGCCATAGTTCCTGTCAATCTCCTGCTTTTTCTGCCAGTATTGCAAACAGAAGTATTTCAGCTCATTGTATTTGTCTCTTGAGATATTATGATCGCTCAGCTTCATATCTCGCTTTCTGATCTCCACCGGCATCGCCTCCCCTCGTATGTATCACAGTTTCCACTTTCTTCCGGTGTGCTTGTCAGTGATTTCCGTCACTTTGATCCCCTGCACACTTACAACCGTATTCAACGCATCAAATATCTTTCTGATATGTTTCGGCATCTTATCCGCTTTCCGAACGGCCTTGTCTGCGGTCGGATCACGGTATCCTTCATGGTTCATCCACATCACTCCAATCTTGCATTTGTCCGCACCACGGGCAATACGGCAGATACTTTCGCACCTCATCACCGCAGTTTCGGCACTCGTAGGCTGTTCCACCAAACACGCTCAGTACAGCCTGCGGTTTCTTAGGCAATAATTCTTCCATTTCCGCCTGTGACAGCCAGTGTATACCATGGTAGCTCTCTCGTCCAACTGCCACCAATCGCAGCGTCTCCTGGCTGTATTCCGTTGTACTGTACTCAGTTACCTCCATTGTTGGGATATCCGGAAATTTTCCGCACAGAACAGCTGTAAATGCTTCCAGCATCTTCTGTTCAATACTTGCATTATCTTTTTCCGGATCCAGGTATATTCCTGTGCATTGTCTCAACGGTTCCCCGCTAATCTGTTCGAACACCGCCCATACATCCGTACTACAGGTTATTCCTCTGGAATAATATTCCAAGCGTTTTTGTGGCGGCTCAGAGTCATCGAAGAAGCAGAAACCCACAGAGTCTGTCTTATCTCCTCTATCTTTCCAGACGGTATGATTTTCCAGCTTTTCTCCTCTCAAATACTTGCCCAGTTCTTCGATGCTCATAAATCTCACATATCTCATCTTCTCGCCCCTTTCATAAATGCCTCAGTCATGGCCTGTTCCCAGTCTCGTCTGTATTTTCTACAGTGATGCGTGTCTGCTGTAACGTCTCGAAACTCGTTGCTCTTCGGACAATAACACATTCTCTCATCGTGGTATCTGCATGTGCTGCAGTTCTTGTTATTCTTCATTTTTTATTTCCCCTTCTGTAATGATTTCAAAAATTCTGCCAGTTCCATTT